TGGCAGTTTGTGATACTGTTTTTTGTACCGCAGTTGAAAAATCTGTAGAACCTCCAATTAATCCAACTTCACCATTATTTGATAACCTACCTGCTCTTGGAACATTAGCGTTATTGATGCCTTTGGTTTGTTTCTTGATGTAGAAAACCATGTAATGACCTCTATCAGCCTTATCACCCAAATCAATTGGATATTTCAAAAGATTGGTGCTTTGCTGGTTAGAATACAATTCTCCCAACGGACCTCTAGATGGATCAACAGAGACTGATGTGCCGAGCAAATTAAACGGAGAAAAAGCCATTATACTTCCTTGGAGTAAATATACATATTATTTATGTCATATAAAGGATGGTTCACACCCCAAAACCCAAACAAATACAAAGGCAATGCCGATAGGATTGTCTACCGTTCCTCATGGGAATTGCGTGTTATGAAGAATTTTGATGAGAATCCAAGTGTGATTTGGTGGGCATCCGAAGAAATGTTTGTTAAGTATGTCTCACCAATCGACAAACGGGTGCATCGTTATTTTCCAGATTTTGTTGTCCGCGTCAAAAAGAAAGACGGAAAAGAAGCTACGATGATGCTGGAGGTGAAACCGGAAAAGCAAACGAAGCCACCAAAACAGTCTCGGAGAACCCGTAAGATGCTAGCCGAGGTTGCAACATATGCCATCAACCAAGAAAAGTGGAAGGCAGCAGAACTATTCTGTCTAGAACACGGCTGGCAGTTTAAAATACTGACTGAAAAAGAGTTAGGCATATGAGATAAATAGATGGATGGCAAAGACACTATTACAAAGAATAACTGAATCTCTTGCAAAAGAAGGTTTAAAACCCCGCACTAATGCTGCGCGGGATTGGTTGCGTTCGAAGGTCAAAGAACTGAAGCCTTCACCACAAAGATTGATGAACGACAGACAGAGGCTAAGAGATTCTTCTATCATCGGAAAGATGTATTTCTATTTCTATGATCCAAAGACAAAAGACAAAATGAAATACTATGACAGATTTCCCCTTGTCATTCCAATTGAAAACTATAAAGATGGATTCTTGGGTCTAAATCTCCACTATATTACTCCAAGACAAAGAATCATTTTGTTGGACAAACTTAGTGAGACAGCATCAAACAAATCATTCGATGAGAACACCAAATTACGAATCAGCTATGCATACTTGGCTGCGGCATCGAAAGCATTTGAAGCTACGCCATGTATAAAAAGATACCTATTCAGCCAAATCGAATCTAGGTTCTTAGAAATTACTGCCAATGAGTGGGATATTGCTGTAATGTTACCAGTTGAAAGCTTTGTTGGCGCATCGACAAGTAAAGTTTATTCAGACTCTAGAAAGAAATTCTAATGTCATTTTCACCCAATTTATTTCTATCAAACATCAAAGCCAAGGACGGGCTAGCAAAGCCATCTAGATTTGAGGTCGTGTTGCCTATACCAGCATACATCGGAAGTTTTGTTGGAAACAGTTTGATAGCCTCTATTTTAAATTTTCCTAACTCAGTCTTTACTGATATATCAGATGCAATATCTAATGCGTTTGGTGGAGATTCTAGTTCATCAGCTTCTACATCCAGCAATCCAGCAGTATCACGATATCTTGCTCTGCAATGTGAGACAGCAGAATTGCCAGGTAGAGCATTAAACACACAGGATGTAAAGATTTATGGTCCAACTTTCAAAGTTCCATTTCAGACTGTGTTTCAGGATACAACTCTTACTTTCCTATGCACCAACGATTTCTATGAAAGAAAATTGTTTGACCGTTGGATAGAAGCCATTCATCCGTCAGATACCTACAATTTTAGGTATTCTAAAGAAAGTGATACTGCATATACAACAAACATAAAAATTATTCAGTATGATGAATTCATCAAACAAATTTTTGCAGTAGAGTTAATAGATGCTTTTCCAACATCAATAGCAGCACAACCATTGAGTTGGAGCGAAGAAGGTTTTCATAGACTCTCTGTTACATTTGCATACCAAAAATACAAACCAATTTACGATGGTGGTTACGATTTGTCTGCCGCGGCCGCTGCACTATTTGGCAGCACAGGATCAAGATTGTTACCACTTGGAAATGCCCTTACACTATAATTAACAAGCGAGGTTATTATGCTACCAAAGTTAGATGTACCTATTTTTGAACTTAAATTAGTTTCAACTGGAAAAACAGTAAAGTATAGACCATTCTTGGTGAAGGAACAAAAACTTCTCCTGATGGCTACACAATCTGATGATGAAAAAGAAACTGTCAACACTATCAGACAAGTTATTAAAAATTGCTTGATAGATGAATTGAATGTGGATACTTTGCCAGCATTTGATTTGGAATATTTGTTTCTTAACATTCGCGCCAAATCGGTAAACGAAGTTGTTGAAGTAAGGTATAGATGCAACAACATTGTCGATGAAAAAGCTTGCAACAATTTGGAGAAGTTTGACATTAACTTGTCAGAGGTAAAACCAACCATCTCTCCAGATCACACAAAACAAATTATGCTCCGTGATGATTTGGGTATGATGATGAAGTATCCTACATTTGAAATGCTGTATGAGATAAACGGAAAAACTGAAGAAGAAATCGTGTTTGAAATTCTACCAAAGTGTATCGACTACATCTTTGATAGCAATATGAAGTACCCAATAAAAGATACACCCGCTGAAGAATTGAATGAATTTCTAGACAATCTCCAGCAGAAAGACATGGAAAAGATACAGAAATTTTTCTCTACTATTCCACGATTGAAAACAGAAGTAAAGTTTCAATGTAAGAAATGTAAGTATGAAGAAGATATTACCGTAGAGGGTTTACAAAGTTTTTTCGGATAACTCTTTCTCACGATAGTTTGAGCAATTACTACCAGACAAACTTTTCATTGATGCAGCATCACAAGTATAGTTTGACTGAATTGGAAAATATGATACCGTGGGAAAGAGAGATATACATCAATATGCTATTGCAGTACCTTGAAGAAGAAAATGAAAGATTAAAACAAAAACAAAAGAGTAAGTAATGGCATCTTTAGCAGACATTTATAAGAGCGAAAAGAAACAGGGCGGAGGTCTTGCTTCTACTCTTGGAAAAAGTATGATGGAAAGTTTTGATCCTAGAAATTTATTGGATCAAGACGGTCTTCTTACTTCTATGTTTCCTTCTTTGAAAGGTTATAGTGCTACACCCGACAAGAAAAAAGATAAAGAAAAAAAAGAAAGTTCTGGTACTTCTCCAACTAAAGCTTCATTCGATGAAACACTAAGCAATCTAGGAACAAAAACTACCTTTGAACGCCTGTATAAAGCACAGGTAATGTCATTGAAATATACTTCTGTCTTGCCAGAAATTTCTAAAGATTTGAAAAATATCAACAATGTATTAAAGGGTATGATAGAAAAGCAATCAAGTGGAGGAATATTAGATAGTATGCACTTGGTTTAAGTGATATGTTTGGGGGTAGAAAAGTTAAGCCTGGCGCCAGAGAAAGATTGAAAAGAATCAAAGCAATCAAGGCTGAAAGATTGGCAAAAGAAGCTGCTGCTGCAAAGGCACCAACTACTGCTCCAAAACCAGAAGTAAAAGCAAATGCACTACAACAAAAAGGAAAACCTCCAGCTGGTGCAAATTGGGACGAAAAAGCTAACAGATGGAGAGATGCTAAAACAGGTAGATTTGTAAAAGCTGAAATTTCAAAAGAAACATTGAAAGATGTTATAAAAGGAAAATTAACAAAATATGCAGGCAAAATAGTTCCGGGGCTTGGTATTGCATTTGGACTATATGATGTATTTGAGCGAGTTAAAAAAGGAGATTATACTGGTGTAGGAATAGCCACTGGTTCAGCTATAGCTTCTACTTTTCCAGGAATAGGAACTGGACTAGCCATAACTGGTGTTGCTGCAAACATGGCTAGAGACATTTATGAAGAAGCCTATGGTGTTTATCCAGAAGAAGATGAAGAAGGAGATGTAGCAGAAAAATATCAAATGTTAGTCAATATGATAATAGAAGAATTGACTAAGAAAAATATACAACCAGTTTCTCCAGAAAATCGTGATAAACTAGAACCTCTGTTGAACGAATACAAAAATGCAACAAATAATTTACAGAGACAAAAGATTGCTGGACAACTTAGAAGTTTGGGTTCTTCAATGGGTATAAATGCAGATACCATTGACAACGAATTAAACACAATAAGAGGCGCAAAAGCTGCCGAGTCTCAAGAATCAGAATCAAAATTGTTGGAAGAATTATCTAACCGTCAACAATCAAACACAAACGAAGCAACTGGAACAGTAAGAAGAACCGATAGTTCGGCAGGAGGCGGCCGAGGATTTGTTAATCCAGAATTGGTTGGAGATACAACTACACCATCAGTAGATTTTCCTACAAGAGAAAGTGGAAATGAAGCAACATTAGAGCCTCCTACACCAAATGTTCCTTCTCCTCCTGCACCATCATTAGACACAGATTCACCAGAAATAAGTTCTGTTG